ATGATAAGGTTAAATTTACTTTTAGAATTAAAAGAGCTATTTGATAAAAAAAAATGGGATACAGGTGGAGCCTTATTTGAAAATTATTTAGAAACATTAAAAAAGTTAAATGAAGAGGAACAAAAAATAATATTTGAATTATCAGAAGAGTTTATTTGGATAAAATATTCTGATTATTTAAATAAAATAAAAGAGATTTTATCTGAAATTTATTTAAAAGAAAAACAATTTAATGATTATAAGGAACTATATATAGTCCCATTATTAAACTTAGAAGAGTCTTTATATGATAAAAATTTATTTAGAACAAAAAGTTCAAATTTTATGTGCTATTTATTTAAATCAAATGAATTGAAGGAACATATATTTTTAGAAGATAAAAAAGTTAATATTATTGAAAAACCATATTGTTTAATAAAGGAAAATAATGAAATAAAAGAACAAGAAAATCCAAGATTTCCTAATACAAGAATAAAAAATTCTCCTAAAAAAGCAGTTATTTTAGTAGATGATTTCATTGGTTCTGGAGAAACAGCTTTAGAAGCTATTAATTATTTAAAAGAAAAAGAAATTCCAGAAGAAAAAATTATTATCTTAAGTATAGCTATTCTAAGTGAAGGTTATAACAAACTAAGGGAGCTAGGAATAAGGGTTTATTATACTAATTATATAAAAAAGTCAATAACAGAAAAATATTTTTCTGAAGAAGAAGAGGAAAAAAGAAAGGAAACTATAAAAAGAATTGTAGAAAAATTAAATATTCCAATAAAAGCAGGGGAAGAATTTGGATATAATATGTCAGAATGTTTAATAAGTTTAATAAGAACTCCCAATAATACAATGCCTATTTTTAGAGAATTTTTTCCACGGTGGTGAGAGATGTTTAAAAATATTGAGGATCAAATATTATTTTTAAAAATATGTGAAAAAAATGGAAGTTTAGATAATATTGTTAGTCGAGGATATAGTTATTTAGAAATAGTAGATATGTTGGAATGGGCAATTAAAAAAAAATATGTATTTAAAGCAAAGGATAAGATATATTTAAGTGCTTTGGGAAAAGAAAAATTAAAAAGTTTATTTACAGGGAAAAGAAATTGGATATGGATAGGGAAAAAAAATGATGTAATAATTCCAAAAATGGATTTGTATGATATTTATTTGAGAAAAGATATTAACCATATAGAAGAAAGTATTAATTATTTAGAATAAAGAATGATATATATTAGAATTAAGAACTGAAAATTAGTTCAGGGATAGAGAGTCACTATCCTTAAAAGAACTTAGAAAACTAGCCACATAGCAATATAAAATTTAAATTATAGTTATAATTAAAATTTTATATTGCTGGGAAAAGATAGCACAGAAAGTTTATTTATTCATAAACTTTCTGTGGTGATACTAATATGGGTAATATATATCATTTTTTAGGAGTTTATTATGAAAAATAAAAAAATTTGGGTAGATTATGAAGAAAGATTTCTAAAAGAAGCAAAAAAATTGAATTATAGTGAAGAAGAAAAAGAAAGATTGCTTAATTATGCAAAAGATTTACATGATAAGCAAATGCCTATAATTTATGATGGGATACACTTAAGTTATTTATTAGGATTCAAAGTTGATTTTATTTATGGAATAACTAATTCTCCCAGAAATTATTATAGAAGTTATAAAATTCCTAAAAAACAAAATGGTAAATTTAGAGATATATCAGAACCATTACCAAATTTAAAAGAGATACAGTACTGGATAATTGAAAATATATTAAGTAAATTTAGAGTTAGTGGATATGTAAAATCATATGTAAAAAAAAGAAGTATAAAAGATAATGCAAAATATCACATAGGAAAAAAATATGTATTGACTTTAGATATAAAAAAATATTTTCCAAGTTTTAGTTTTGGAAAAGTTTATAATTTTTTTCTTAATATTGGATATATAGAATCTGTAGCTATGGTTCTTGCTAAATTATGCTATTTTAATGGTTTGCCTCAAGGAGCACCAACAAGTCCAATTTTATCTAATATACTTACTCAAAATATTGATAGGAGAGTATCCATTTTTTGTAGAAAAAACAAAATAAATTATACTCGATATGCAGATGATTTAACTTTTTCTGGAGATTTTAAAGTAGGAAAGGTAATAAAGATTATTGAAGAAATTTTAAAAACAGAAGGTTTTGAGTTAAATAAAGAAAAAATAAGGGTCAGAAAAAAGAATTCAAATCAAGAAGTCACAGGAATAACAGTAAATGAAAAATTACAAGCTTCTAAAAAATTAAGGCATTCAATTAGACAAGAAGTATACTATATAAGGAAATTTGGAATAGAAGAACATATAAAAGAGAAGAATGGAGAAATAGAAAATATAAAGTATCATTTAGATAGGTTAATTGGAGAATGTAACTTTATTATATATATTAATCCTTCTGATGAAGAATATATAGGTTATAAAGAGTTTTTGCTAGAAGAGAAAAGAAAATTTATTGAAAATTTAAATTAAAAAGGTAAATCAAAAGTAGTGTTGATTTACCTTTTTAAAATATTATATTTATTTTATCTAAAGAAAAAACTTCAATTTTTTTAATAATTAAATTAATTATCTCTTTTAATTTTTCTCTAAAATCATCATCCTCTTCTTGTGAATATTCCAATAGATTTTTTAATAAAGAAATATGATCCTCAGTAATTTCTTTTTTGTTTTCTTCTTCTATAAGTTTCATTTTTTCTTCTAAAAGCTTTTTTAGGAAATTTTTTTGCTTTTTTATTTTTAAAAGTTCTTCTTCAGCTGAGTCAATTCCAACAACATTTTTACTTACAAGTGATAGAATTCTTTTTTCAGAAGAATTTTCTTCTTCTATCGTATTATTTATATTTTTTATTTCATCATAAATATCTGCTAATCTAAAATTTATATCATTAATTATTTGCAATCCTGGATTACTTAAAATGTTTTCAGCAATTGCTAATTCTAATTTTTTTTGATTAAATCTTTTTTTACAGCAACTACACTTATAGTAATAGATAAAAGAATCTTTTTTCTTTATTCTTTCTCCTTCAAGCTTTCCTCCACATGAATGATATGAAATAATTGAGTAAAGATAAGTATAAATATCTTTATTATATTTCACTCTATTATGTTTTCGCATTTCATTTAATATAAGGAATTCATCTTCTGTTAGAATAGCAGGGAATACTTTTTCTTCTGTAGTTTGATAATTTTTTCTTCTTCCTTTATTATGGTACTGATCTATTTTTCCTTTTTTACCATAAGTTCTGTATCCAATTAGTTCTTGTTTTGCTAACCATTCAGCAGCTGTAAATCGGTTAAGGTTATATTCTTTAGCAGCTCTTAGAATATTTTTATATTTTATTATTGTCAGGAAGAATCCTCTGTAATATTCCCAAGTAGTTTCATTTTTTACAATAACTTTGCATTTCTTGCCATATACATAGCCAGACTCTAGTTTAAACCATGGGAGAATATTTCCACCAAGATAACGGTTTGTTTTAGCATATTTATATGAAGCATCTGTTGTTTTTTTTATAATTTTTGCTTTATCTTCTTGTGCACCAATAAGTCTGACTAAAGAGGGTAAAGAGTTGAAAGTACCATCAGCTAAAATTTCTCCTTCTAAAACAGAAATTAATTTAATTCCTAAATCTTCAAGGAAAAATAAATCTCTCATTCCATCTTGAAAATTTCTTGTAAAACGATCTGAATGATATACAAGAACATATTTTACAGCTTGATTAAGTCTCAGGTATTCCTTCATAGAAGTTAAACCTTTTCTTTTTGCTATATCTCCGTGATCTGTATCTGTAAAAGAATCTATTATAGTAAAACCATTTGTAATAGCAAATTTATCTACTTCAGCTTCTTGCCCATCTTTTGACCCTCTTAAGTCTTGTTTATTTGTAGAAACTCTTGAGTATTTAACTGCTATTTTAACTTGAAGTGCTTGCATTTTTCTTATTTAATAACTCATTGGCAAGAATTTTTATTTTAGTAACAGCTAGTGATATTCTTTGTTTAGTATTATCTGTATCAGTCATTTTTTACCTCCATAACCATCTTTTTAATTTTTCCCAGAAACTAGGTTTTCTAGCTCCTGAAAAAATTCCATATTTTGAAATCAAAGTTTTATAAGTTTTAATTTTCATCTTGATCACCTGCTGGAAGAGTCAGATTGTTTTCATTTTCTTTTTCTTTTTCCTTCTGTTCAATTTCTTTTTCCAATTCTTGTAGATGCTTTTTCAAAGTTTGAATATCTTTTTTAGCTTCTATTAATTCTTTAAGAGAAGTAGATTTTTTTATTTTTCTTTGAAAAAAATTAACAGTTTTTAAAGAAAAAGTATTTTTTATTTTCTCTCTTTTTTCTTTCATTTCTTTTTCTGGGATAGCTTCCAATATTTTTTGGTTTATATCATCTACATTTTTAATTTCCAACCTTAAAATATCATCAACAACACTTATAGCCACTTCTTTTTTTGTAAGGGCTTTTATTGCAGGAATAGAAAGGCTAGAAATGTATTCTATTTTGTCAGGTACTTGTATAAATAGCTCATATCTTTTTAACAACTCAGATACTTTATCTTTAGAAAGTTTATTATGTTTGTACCAAGCAACAAATGAAGCTGTATCATCACCTTTGAATTTCATCTTAATTTCATATAAAGCTTTGCATATTTCATATAGTGATTTAGAGTGAGTTTTAAAATTTTCATAAAGAATTTCTTCCCTTTGTATAATATATTTTTTATCTTCTTCATCAATTTCAAAAGTTCCGAAATCGAAAGTTGACTGGTATGTATTTTGACTAAGCAATTCTCCCATATCTGCAAATGGATCTGGTTTTTGGTTATTTAATTTTACTGGATTTTTACTCATATAATCACCTCTAGAACTTTTTCTATTTCTTTTTTTATAAAATTAACTTTTTTACTTTTACTATCATAAATTGTTTTCCCTTGGTCAATTAACTTTCCTATAATAGCTGATTGCTTTAGTGGACAAGTTAAAAGGATATTTGTTTTTTTTAGAACATTTTTTAGGGAATCATAATATTTTACTTCTGTACTACTTATTGGAGCAGCTCTATTTGGAATTATTGCTTTTACTTTAGAAGTTCCAAATTTCTTCATCATGTCATTTATAGACATAGAAGTTACTCCATCCAAAAAAGTTGGAATAATTATGAAGTCAGCCATATTAGAAAATTCAGTATTTATATCTATTAAAGGAGTTCCATCAACAAAAATATAATCAAATCTTTTTTTCAGACTTTCAATAAAAGCTTTGAATTTATGTTCACTTCCTTTTGGCAATATAGGAGAATTTAAAGGAATATAATAGAGATTATTCCTTAGTTCAATATAATCTCCCTTTCCACATTCTATCCAATGCTCAATCCCTTTTTTCACTTCTATATTTATTCCAGCATAGGCTAAAATGTTGTTTTGGTTATCGGATGTAAGGATAAGCACTTTTTTATTATAAAGCTCGACCATTCCATTAGCTAACTGTAAACATAACCAACTTTTTCCAACTCCACCTTTTCTGGCTTGTAATACTCCTAATTTTCCATCACTCATATCATCACCTTTCCTTTAGTTAATTTATATATTTCTTTCCCAGCTGCTATTTTATTGAACTTTTTATTTAGATCTGCTTTAGGATGGTAGATATAAAATTCCATATTTCCATTATTATTAATAACTTTTACCTTACATGAACTTGTTAAAAACATCAAAAATGATTCATTATTTGAATTTGCTACAATTCCAGATAATTTATTCAAAAAGTTTGCTATTTCTGCTATTGATATTCTTTTTTCCATTGTTTCCTCCAATTAATTTGTAAAATCTTTTATAAGTTTTGAGAAATTCTCAATATTTTCCCAAAAGACAGGATTATGTTTTCCTTTTATAGCTGCTTTAAAAAATAGTTGTTTTGTATTTTCCCAGCTATCATTATAATTTATACATCTTTCTTCAATTTCCAGTTCTTGGATTATTTTAACTAACCAACTAGCCATTAATCTTAAATCAAGATTATAGTTTTCGTCTTTTTTTTGATTAATAGAAATATTTTTATATTTTTTATGTTTAATTTTCATAATCTATTTTCACTCCTCATCATTTTTATATTTTTGTTTGGTCTTGTCATAGAGTAGAATTTTAAAGGTTTTACAACCAGATATTTCTTTTATGTCTTTTTCAATTTTAGCTCTAGATACATTACTGGGATAAGTTTTTGTATCTTTTTTAAGTTCTCCTACAGTAACCTTGGATCCATTTCTTTTAAAAATTGGGCAATAACTTAAAATTATAATTGATTTTTTTCTAAATTTATTGAATCAAGAAAGAAAAAATAAGTATCAGTTTCATATTTTGCAATTTTATAGATGTTCATATTTTCTCCTTATGCTGCTATTTCATATTTATCTGGATTTTCTTTTACAATTTTTCTTACTGTATTAATAGAAACTTTTTCTTTAATAGCCAGTTCAGAAAGACTTCTATATGTAACTTTATTAACAAGGTCAATAACTCTTTTACAATTTGAAAATGTTGCTTTTCTTTTTTTATAAGTTGCATAGAAATTTTCAAACCAATAACCAAGATTATCTATTTTTAGTTCTTTTGCTCTTTCAAAAAGAAACTCTTTTTCCCATTCTTCCAAAGTTATTAAATCAGCTTTTGTATATTTTAAAGATTCGAATAAAAAGAACTCTATTTCTTCATAATTTTTTATATGTTTAGTTACCATACTTTCCTCCCTTATTGTAATCAGCAGGATCAGGAGCAATAATCTCATGATGTTCTGCTATATCCAATTTTGTTAAATGAAAGATTAATCTTCCATAATTTTCAACTTCTTCATACTGGTGTGGATCTATACCAAGTCTTTTACAGACCTCACAAACATAATTCCATTCATTAAAATCCATTTTCATTTTTATAACTTTACTCACTCTATCAACTCCCCATTTTCTTTTAAAAATTTAATCAATTTATTTTTATATTCTTCTACAATTTCATCAGGATAATTTGCTGTGTCTTTATTAAATTTTTCTAATGTTTCTTTAGGGGAATAAGGTGAGTCTACCCAGTAGTTATATAATTTCATAACTCTTTTTCTTATTTTTTCTGTGGTAGGAACTTCATCTTTTACAGCTTTACTAAAAGCCCATTCCCCTTTTAATGCTTTATATAAGACAGCTTCAAAGTCTTTTATTTTACCAGTTTCAAGTTCTTTTTTAACTTTGTTATAAGTTTCAATGAACAAATCTTCAGTTAGATCATGTATATTTTTTCTTATAAACATTTTTGTAGCAGGTTGTAATTCAAATTTATTTAAAAATTCATAAGAATTTCTTCTTGCTTCTCCAGAAGAAGAAGTTTTATTATTAGTTTTATATAATAGGTTAATAGAGTCGACGTTTTCGACTGGTTTCGAGTCGACATTCTCGACTGGTTTACCAGAAGTTTTCGACTGGTCGAAACTTTCGACTGGTTCATTAAAGTTATCTTTTGAAGATACTGTTTGGTCAAGTAGTTCAATTTCGATATCTTCTACAGGTCTGTCTTTTACTTTTCCTATGTAAAAAACATCAGCTCTTCCAATTCCGCCATCTTTTATTTTAATCAAAGCGTTTTCTTCAAGTTCTTTTTTACAAGTAACTATAGTGTCCTTGCTTTTATTAAGAATAGTTGCAAGTTTCTCAATTGAAAACTTAACATAAACTCTTTTTAACTCATCCCACCAGCCATTCTCTAAAGATCTTCTTAATTGGTCACAGAGAATGCTATAAAGAATTTTTGAAGTATCGCTAAGGTTATCTTTTACAGTGGTAACTTCTATTTTTTTATTTTTTATAGTTTTAATTTTTTTTGTTTTTTTCTGATAATATTGATTATTAAAAAGGTTTTTATTCAGCTGATAATAACCTTTTCCATCAATATCAGCAATTGTGATATAATCCATATTCTTAACTCCTTCCAAGATTTTTATTTTTTAATTTTTTTTACCAGAAAGAAGTAGATTTAATCTTTGTACAAATTCACTGTCAACTTTTAAAGCACAATATTCACAACTATATTTTTCCCCAGAAGAAAGAAAGATATTAAGCATTTCTTCTTTGACATCCTGTTCATTTACATATGCGTGAGCTACTGTTTTTAGTGGTGTAAGCATAACATAGATGGTAATTTCATTTGTCATTACTTATCACCTCTCAATGCGGGAACTCTTTTCTGAAGTTCTTTAAATTCCATTAAGGCTTTTTTTAGTTCATCACATTTTTTATTTCCAAAAATATTTAGAAAAAATTGTAATTCTTTTACTGTCATAAAATACCTCCATCATAAATATGTAATTAAATTTGAAATTTTTTAAAATTTATGATAGACTTATTATAGTTAGATATAGATTAGTCTATCATCAACCTTGAGGGAAGTTGTGGGTCAACTTTCCTCTTTTTTTTATTTGAGTAATTTACTCAATAAAGTATCTTTATTTCTTATAAGAAACTTTATCCAATAAATTACAAGGATTTTTGACTTTTTGTATATTTATGTTATAATATATTTGAAAGACCCTTAGGGGCTCCTTTGAAAATGGTTGTGGCATCACGTTCAGAATATCAGCCCTCAATATTTGGGGGCTTTTATTCTGCCCTTGAACAAGGCAGACAACCAATTCAAAGGGAGGTTCATTATGATTAAATTTGAATTCAATTTCAACCACAATCAAATTGAGGGAGGGTCTCTAACAGCTGTTCTCTTAATTGTGTTTGTAGCTGTCATTGTAATCATATTAGTCCTCTAATCTACCTCAGCCCCTTTGGGGCTTTTTTATATTTTGCTTTAAAATTTTTAGTGAAATTTGAATTTTTCTAAAATTTATGATAAAATTCACTTAAGAAAGTTAAGTTTATAAAAAATGTTTGAGAGAAGCCGAGAAAAAGAAGCTTCTTTTTTAATTTTAATACCTAGATAAAAGTTGCTATATCTAAAGGAGAAAGAATGTTGAAAACTATCCAACTGTTCATAACAACTAATTTGTCATATTTCGTTTTAATTTTGATGCTTTATATTTTCGCTTTAATAAATTATAAAATTCAAAAGATAGTTGTTTATAATCTTTTAAAATTTTTAAGCGACTTTTCAGTTGATTTCTCTTGGCTTATTTTTATAAATCAAGCTGATTTTTTCTCTTCAGCTACAGAAAAAGATTTAAAATTGTATTATAAGAAAATCAACCTTTTATCTAAAAATACTCCTAAACTAAAGCTTATTGGCGAAGAAAAAATTTCTCATAGTTTCAAAGAAATAAATGATGTCCTAGCAAGAATGAAAACTAGAGAAAAAGTTGAAAAAGTAAAAGCTGAAAAAATAAAGCTCAAAATTATTGAAATAATTGGGGTACTAGAAAGAGAAATGAAGTTTTCTAGAAAATTTTTTGCCCCACATAATTTAATTTGTAATTTAATAGACATTTTTATTTTCATGTTTCTAGACTATGAAAAACTTTTTTTAAAGTCTCAAATAATTAGAATTAAATCTGTTACTTCAAAAATTACTTTTGCAACTTATGTTTCATATGCAGCATTTGATTTTATAAAACTGAATTTTTTAAAATCTTTATAATTAATAAATAAAAAATAGGACATATAATAAAATGAGCATGTATTATTAATATAATTTCTTTAGCCAGCCTTTTATCAGGACATTTCATTCTTAAAGTTCTTTTTAACTTAAGAATTATACCTATGTATATTTCAAGATAAAGCAAAATAAGAAAAATAAAAAATGGAAATTTAAATGTTAGTTCTTTTGGATAAAATAAATAAAATTTTTCATAATAAACTAAAAGTAAACAAGTTATTAAAAACATAATCCTCCTTTGTATTCTTTGTGGGTACTTAAACCATTCCTAATCAAAATATCCTTTCTCTAGATCTTTTGGAATTTTCTATTCTCTTCTGCGATAACCCTTTCAAAATTTCTTAACGCTTCCCAGAAGATCTCATCTCCTTTCTCAGCTTCCTTTAAAAACAATTCTTTTGTTTCTTTCCAAGTACTGTTATAGTTAGTACACTTCTCTTGAATTTCGGAACTTTCGATTTTTCTTATTGTTTCTAATGCTATTTCTTTTAGTTTCATAAATCAGCTCCTCTTGTTGTCAAAACGCAACTAAATTTTTAAAAAAAAATTGATTTGTATCTCCATGAAATGATAATAACATCTTAGTTGCCTTTTGTCAATAAAAAAGTTGTTTTTTTTCAACAAGGTTGCTTTTTAGCAAGTTAAAAAGTATAATATAAACATAATATTTTCTGGGGATAAAGGGGGGATATTTTTGAAATTACATGAACTTATCAGAAAAAAAAGAGAAGAAAAAAATATGACAATAGATAAAGTGGTAGAAGAGCTAGAAAAAATAGGAATAGATACAACAAAATCTTCTTTATCAAGAATAGAAAACGGAGAAAGACAAAAAATAGATTCAGCCTTATTAGTTGGTTTAGCTAATTTATTTGACTTTAATTTTTTCAAAGAAATCGGATACAAAGAAAGCGGAATAGATAAGAGCAAAACTATTAAACGTTTTATAGAAATTCCAGTTTATGGTAAGGCATCTGCTGGAAATGGATACATTAATCTCACAGATGTTCAAAGGTATGAAAAAATTTCTGTACTTTCTGATGATGAATATTCGGATGATTTATTTTTGGTTGAGGTTGCAGGAGAAAGCATGTATCCTACTCTTTTTGATGGAGATTTAGTAATAGTGAATCCGAACTTTAACGAGAATTCTTTAAACAACAAAATATGTGTAATAACATATGATGGGGTAACATTTATTAAAAGAATTCAAATTACTGAAAAATATATAGTTTTATCAAGTGATAATCCTGATAGAATAAAATATCAAAATATAATAATCCCAGAATCTGAGTGTACAGATATTATATGTCATGGAATTGTAATTGAAAGAAGAACTAGATTTGTTAGATAAACAAAAAAGAGGTAACACTCTTTTTTTTATTTTTTTTATTGACAAAAAGCAACAAAAATGATATAAACTTTTGTAAGAGGTGATAAAGCATGTCATTAAAAGAAAAAAATGTTCTAAGCCAACCAACAAATGATTTTGCAGAAATAACTTACCTAAGAGCTTTAAAAGGAATAACTTTTAATGATCTAGCTAAAAAAGTTGGAATTTCTGCATTTTGGTTAAGAAAACAAATAAAAGATGGCAATGAAAAATATATAGAAATGAGCAAAGAAATTTTAAAAAATTAATTTTTTTTATTTATTTTGTTGCAAAAAATCAACAAGATAAAAATAATAAAATTTATATCAAAATCTTAAAGCCAAAATCAAAGAAGCTAAAAGTGTGATGACTTAAAGTTTAGAAAAGAATTAGATGAACATTGGCAATTAAATATCTGAGGTACAAAATAAAACTTTTTCCCTTGAGTTTTATAATTATTAAAGTTATAATAGAAATAAAATATTTTACAAAAGGGAGAAATTTTATGAAAAAATTACTTATTTTCTTTTTTAGTTTATTTATTTTTAGTTTCAGTTTTTCTGAAGCAACTTTTTTGCAAGGAGTAGATACTGAAGAGATAAAAAACATTTTAGTAAAAGATGGATTTCAATTTAAAAGTGTAGATCAATATTATTTTTTTGAGAAAAGAAATGGTAAATTTGAACAAAGAGTAGATATTTATTTTAGTGATGAAAAACCATATGATATAGATATAGTTTCTTGCCACTTCCATACAACTCCTGACCAAGAAACTATAAAAATAAAACTAAAAGAGATGGTAGAAAAAATTAATAAAGGAATTGATAACAAACTTTTAAAAGAAGAAATGATTAAAGCTTTAAATAAAATGTCTGCAACTTCTCCTAAAATAAGACCAGGAAATATGGATGATTTAGAAAAAATCAATAAATATTACGAAGTTGGAGATTACTCTGTTGACACAGTTAATGGCAAAAATGAAAAAAGTATTAAAATTTCATGTGATTAGTAGTTAATAAAATACAATTTATTTTAAACCTCAGATATTTAATTGTCTGGGGTTTTTATTTTAAAAAAGGAATAATAATTATGAACAATATCAATTATAAATTTTTAATAGAAATATTTGAAGGAGAAATAGAATACGAGGGAAAGAAGTACAAAAATTTAGTAAATAAAATAGGATGCTTTAAATTATCAGAGGCTAGAAAAATAAAACAAGCTATGATAGAAGAGCATCCTGATAAAGAAATTGTTGTAAAAGAAAAGTTTAGAGATGGATGGAAGGAGGTAAATGTATAATAAGAAATCTGAAATATTTTCTAAATTTCTAAATCAAGGAGGGGAAATAAATGATAAAAATAGCAGAAATGAAAATGGATATCTCAGAAGAAGCAAAAAAAAATATTAAAGAAATAGGAATATCAAACATTAAAAATGAAACTAATATACAAAAATTAAAAAGTGAAGTTTGCGAATTAATGTTAAAAAATTTTCTTGATTTTTCAAAAAAAGGAGAAAATTATTTTCCTAATGTACAGGAGCATATAGATATTTTTTTACTTCATGAATACTATCCAGAATTCAAAAAAAATTTTGATGAAAATAAATTAACTGAAATAGAGAAAGAAACATTAGTAAAATTATTAGTAGAATTAAAAGAAATATTAATGCTTGATAAAAAAAATAATGCAGAAATAAAATTTAAATATAGATACTTTTCAGCAATATATATGGCTATTACAGGATGCAAAAAGGGAGATAATTTTTTTTATCCTTTATTAAGTAATTCAACACCTTTTTCAAAAGTTAAATTTTGATACTGAAATAAAGCTGAAATTTCAATACCTTGAGTTTTATTGTAGAATAAGTATTCTTCTTCATTCCAAAGAATAATATCTTTCATATACAATTGATCTGTACTTTCTATGATATGATAGACTCCTGAAGAACACTCAATTAAGTAGTAATCGACATTGGGATTGATCCCTTTTACTTTTCCATAATTATAAGACATATTAGTTTCTCCTTTGATAAAATCAACTTATCTCCCCAGAGAAATTATAACTTTTTGGAAGGAAAAATTCAAACTATCAAAGTTTAATTTCTTTCTGGAGCTTATTACAGTTGATAAGTTCTAGTAATAAATTAAACTGAGGTGCTAAATGAAACGAAAAACAACGATTATACATAAGATAAAAAGGAGAAGGAGAAAACAAAAAGATTGTAGGAAATTAATTAAAAAATTTATAGAAAGCTTTAAAAGTAATAAAAAAGAGAAATATTCTATAATAGAGGTAGAACAGAAGATTAAAAGAGAAATTAGTATAACTGATTTGATAAGTGGAGAAAATATAAAATTTTCAACATCTTTTGGAGAAATAAATCAACTTGAAGTTGATAAAAGAATAAAAAAAGCATTTGATTCATCAATAAAAAGTGATGAATATTCAGAAGCCATAAAAGATAGTCTTATCATATTAGGGTTATTGAAAGAACTATATTGTCTAATTTAACATAGAGGTGATTAAAATTAATAATAATTTTAAAGAAAAATCTGAAATATATTGTAAATGTGGAAGATTTATCTGTTATACAAAGCAAGGTTGGTTACATACTCCAAAAGGAGTAAAAACATCTAATAATGGAGAACTTATAATTTTAAAATGTTCATGTGGAGAAAAAATAGAAATAAAAGTTAAGTAACAATTTAATTTAAGGCAAGACTTTAATTGGAGAGTCGGGGCTACAGTAATGTAGTCTTGACTCTTTATTTTTTGGAATTTTTTATTTTATTGGAATGCATCAGGATTACTGTTCACCCTCGGCAGATACTATCTTGGTGTATTCCAATAAGACAAGAAAAAGGGGGTAAAAATATGATAGGACTGGACAGGGCGGCAGTCTGGGTAGAACTAGAAGTCGAGTCCGACCTTGTCATTCTTGCAATAAAAAAAAGATTTGCAGGTGTACAGCCAAAGCGACTCGCAGGAGCTACTCAGACATTTTTAATTAATAAAGAGAATGTAAATGAAATAAGAGTAAAAGAAAAGCCGTTAAGAACAGTTGTAAAGATTGACTTTTCATATTCAAGATTTCAAAGTGATGATAATGTATATCCTTTAACAGATGATGTAAAGAAAATGTTAGTAGATATGAATATTTTAACAATTTTACAAGATATTACATTGTTAAAAATAGAGTTATCACAGTTGAGGTATGAATATTTAGAAATATGTGTACAGGAAGATGTAAGGTCCTTTTATGATTTTCATAATATTATATCAGCTTTTTATAAATCTTTGAGTAGAAATATAAAGACCAAAGAAAGACTGCAATTTAATAATTTTGATATAAACCAAGATTTTTTTTATAGTACTGGTTTCATATTTCAAATGGACCGTGGTTGGAAGCTAAGGATTTATAGCAAGGCACATGAACATAATAAAAAATCTGAGAATAAAGTTTTTGGAGCAAAGCTAAGAGTAGAACACAGACTCACGTCAAGTATGATCAAGTATTTTTGTTCTACAACAGTAATTGAAGATATAACAATAGAATATCTACATAGTGTAGTTAGTAAAATAGGGATTATTCTTGCTGAATATTTAAAAACAGAGTTAGAAAGAGATATTCAAGTGTTGCTGGATAAAATGAAAGATTATAAATCCAGGACATTAAAGATATTAACAAGAGATTTACAGGAGCATATTTTAGATGAGAAAACTATAAATTATGTAGTTACAAAACTATCAGAAAAAGGTAGCCGACAAACTGAAAGATATAGAGCTCAAGTGAAAGAAGCTCTGGAGGAAACACAAACCAGAGGAAGTCCAAAAAGGAATAACTTTGGCAATATAGAAAGATTAAACTTTTTTATAAATAAGATATTAGGAGTTAAAAGTAGTGTTAAATGCTCATATCAGGAGTATTTGACCATTTCTTTTAATTAAAACCGTCAAAAAAATGTCGGATTTTTGGAAGGTAAATCTTCACAAAACGGCTGAAATTCAACACTTTTATTTTTTTCTCGCGTGATAATAATAATGTTGCAAGGAATCCTAAAAGTGAAACTTTATTTTTTTATAAATAAGATATTTTCTTTAAGAACTATTAAGAACAGGAGGTTAAATGAACATATTAGAAATAGATATTAAAGATATAAAAATTAGTGAAAATAATTCTAGGATAGCTACAGAAAAACAGATAGAAATTTATAAAAATTTAATAAAAAAGTATGGTTTTCTTATTCCAGTAGTAATTGACTCTAATAACTATATTGTGAGAGATGATGGAAGATTTCTTGCAGCAAAAGAATTAGGAATAGAAAAAATAAAAGCTGTAAGAATTGAAAATCTTACTGATGAGGATTTACAGGTAATAAGACTTTCAGAAATTCAAGCAGCAGATGAAGGGCAATGGGATTATGAAAAATTATATAAAGAATTAGAAAAGCTAGGAGATAAAGCTTTTATAACTGGAATAGATATGGAATTTGTAAAAGAAAATATTCCTGAATTTATGGAAACAGTTGAAAATGTAGAAGAAATAGAAGTCCCAGCAATAGAAGAAGAAACAATATCGCTGCTGGGAGATCTATATATTTTTAATAATAAACATAGGTTATATGTTGGAGATTCAACAAAATTAGAAGATGTAAGAGTGCTTATGAATGATAATAGAGCAGATTTACTTGTTACAGATCCACCATATAATGTGGCTTATGAATCTGAAGATGGAAAGAAAATAATAAATGACAATATGAAAAAAGAAGATTTTGCAGAGTTCTTACTAGGATTTTATAAAAATGCTTATGAATTTTTAAAAGAAGGAGCATCATTTTATATTTTTTATGCAGATAATGAAGCAATAGCATTTAGAGGAAAATTAGAAGAGGTAGGATTAAAACTTAGCCAATGTTTAATATGGGTAAAGAATGGTTTTGTATTATCAAGGCAAGACTACCATCACAGACACGAGCCATGTCTTTACGGATGGAAACCAGGAGCAGCTCACTATTTTGTAGAGGATAGAACTCAAGATACAGTGATGAAAGAGCCAATGATTTTTAATAAGATGAAAAAGCAAGAGCTAATAGATTATATTTTAAAGGTAGAAAAAGAGCTTGAGGAACATTCGACAATTATAAGAGAAAATAAACCTTTAAAGAATGATATTCATCCAACTATGAAACCTTTGAAGTTAATTGCAAAGCTCATAATAAATAGCAGTAGAAAAGATGATATTATTATAGATTTATTTGGAGGTAGTGGAAGTACATTGATGGCTGCTGAACAAATAAATAGAACAGCTTATTTAATGGAACTAGATACAAAATATGCAGATGCAATTGTGAGAAGATATATGTCTTTGAATAAAGATATTAAATTAATAAGAGATGGAGAAGTTCTGGATGTAAAAGAATTATTTATTCAGGATAAGGAAGTATAGGAGAAACTAAATGGGAAAGACAGTGGAAGAACTAAATAAAGAGCAACTAGCTGTTCTTTTTCTGTATGAACAGTTAGTTACAGATAAGTTTGGAAAAAATAAAAGAGAAAAATATATAGAAATAGCAAGGAGAATGAAAATTCTTGAAAATACTGTAAAGGCTTGGATATACAAATATTATGAAAAATATATTGAATACAAGCAAGAAGTGGTAAATGAAAAAGATATAAAAAGATATAGGCTAGAGGGCTTGACAGAAATGCAAGCTAGGTATGTTCGACTTAGAGTGAACGGATATGGGAAAGAAGAAGCAAAAATAGAAGCAGGATATTCAGAAAAGACAAAGGCTGCAAATATAGAAGCTGGAAAGAAAATATCCACTTACCTGAGTGAATTAAGAGAAGAACTTATAGAAGATACCAAGCTTGGAGCAAGAGCTATGATCAATGATTTGATTGAGATACAGACAAGAGCGAGAGATGGAGTAACAGAAACAGAGTATACAGATGAAACAAATCCAGATGGAAGAGTAGTAAGAAAGGTTGCAAGAACAAAGAAAAGCTTTGCAGCAGAACTAACAGCTATCAAATTGCGAAAAGAGATACTTGGAATAGATTATTTTAAAGAGCAGCAACTGCTTGGGAAGTCAGGCAACGGAAAAGAAAACGAAGAAGAAAAAATTTATCTGGATGATTAAAAAAGGTACTGGGAAAGTATTTTTTTTAAACCGCACCTCGCCCGAGCCCAGAACTTTTACCGTCTCAGAAATTTTCAGTTCTTTCCAACTTCCCTGAAAATATAAAGAGAGGTATATATGAAAAAAATTTTTGCAAAAAAAGAAACCATAGCTGAAATATTAGGAGTTACTTCTAGGAGAATGACAGATGTTCTTTCAGATTGTGAAAAAGAGGTTGATGGAAAAACCACTCGCTATAATTTAGCAGAAGCAGTTAAAGTTTATCTAGAACAGGCAAGAGTGGAAACAGGAGAATATGTAACAGCTAAAACACTGGCTGAAATACTTTGTACAACAGAAAGAACAATTAGAAATCTTACAGTGAAAAATATTTTAGTCAAGAATGAAAATGGAAAATATGAGCTTAGAACTAATTTAAGGAGCTATATTAATGCTAATGATGAAACTAATAAGCTTAGAAAAAGTCAGAGAGAAACAAATGAATTTAATTTGGCTATAAAAAAGAAAGAGTATCTAAATGCAGAAGAGGTCAAATTTGTTGTAGCAGATATGTTAGGTAGATTTAAAAGTCGGCTACTTCAGTTGCCAACTAAGGTAAGAATTGAATTAGAAAACTCAAAAATTGATGATTTTGAAGATATCTTAGAAAAACATTGCATAGAAGTATTGGAAGAACTATCAGAGTTTGATGAAAATAAACTAGAAATAGAAGAAGTAGGAGAAGAGGAATATGAAGAAAGTTAAAGTGAGCAGAGCAATAGTCAATTTTCTCAAAGAAGTTCATAAAACTTTGAAACCTCCTTTAAAAATAGGTGTTGCAGAATGGGCAGATAATTACAGAATTTTATCATCTGAAAGTAGTGCAGAGCCAGGAAGATGGAACACATCAAGAACTCCGTACATGAAAGAAATATATGATATGGCTGTCAAAAAAGGAGTTAGATTTATAATCGTTATGGCAGCAGCTCAGATGAGTAAGAGTGAATTGATAAATAATATTATTGGTAGATTTATTGACATAGATCCAGGACCAATGTTAGTAGTACAACCAACAGATGAATTAGCAAAATCATACTCTAAAGACAGAATAGCTCCTATGATTAGAGATTGTCCTAGACTAAGAAAATTAGTCAAAGATCCAAATAAAAAAAATTCAGGAAATACTATATCATATAAAAAGTTTTTAGGAGGTTTTATTGCTTTTGTAGGAACATTTAGAGAAAACAAACTAGCTTCAAGACCAATAAGACTTCTATTTTGTGATGAAGTAGATAGATACGCAAAATCAGCAGGAAATGAGGGATCACCTCTTGACCTTGCCAAAAAAAGAATAACAACATTTGTAAGAGATGGAAGAGGGATAATAACAGGAACTCCAACAATAAAAGGAGCAAGTGAAATAGAAACAGAATACTTGGCAAGTTCTCAAGGGCATTGGTATTTAAGCTGTCCTGTATGTGAAGAACACCAAACTTTAAAATTCAGAAACTTAAATTGGGATAAAGATCCAATTACAGAAAAAATCACTGTTAAAATGCTGTGTGAACATTGTGGAGCTCTTTCTTATGAACATGAATGGAAGAAAGATAACCAAGTCACAGGAATATGGATACATGATTTTCCAGAAAGAACAGATAAAATGGGATATCACCTTAATGCTTTAGCAAGTCCATGGAGAACTTGGGAAGATATAGTGAAAGAATGGATAGAAGTAGAAGAATCTAAAGATGAACAAAAGAAAATTGTATTTATAAATACAGTTTTAGCTGAAACTTATGAAGAAGAGGTAAAAGAAAAAATTGATTGGGAACATATTTTTAATCGTAGAGAAAAATATGATGCAGAAGTCCCAGATCAAGTGTTGATTTTAACAGCAGGAATAGATGTACAAGATAAGTGGATAGAGTTAGAAGTTGTAGGTTGGGGATTACATGGAGAAAGCTGGGGAATACTACATCTTATTATTCCAGGAAATCCAGAACAGGATGAAATCTGGGAAAGTTTGGATGGAGTTTTAAAGAGAAAATTTTATTATAAAAATGGAAAAGCAATAACTATTTATAGCTCATGTATAGATACAGGAGGACATCATACAGAAAGAACATATGATTTTGTATCAACCAGACAGAGCTGGATGAGAATATATGGAATTAAGGGTCAAGGTGGAGAAAATATTCCTGTAAATAATGGATTTAGAAGAACAAAGGATAATAGAATAGACCTTTTATCTTTAGGAGTGAATGCACTAAAAGACATTACTTATGGAAGATTAAAGATAGTTCAAATGGGAAAAGGATATTGTCACTTTCCTGATGATATAAAAAAGAATTACGGAATAAATTACTTTAAAGCATTAACAGCAGAAGTAAAAAAAATAAAAAATAGAGCTGTTGTTTGGGAAAAAATAAGAGAGAGAAACGAAGCATTGGATATTCGAAACTATGCAACGGCAGCTTTAGAAATATGGAATCTTGATTTAAATAAACTTGCAGAAATGAGCCAAGAAGAAAGAGAAAAGAAATATGGACTCAAGGAAATGAAGGGAAAGAGAAAAAGTAAAAAGAAAGTTATAAATAAAGGAGTTGAGATATAAATGTTAAAGTATGGAATCGGAAGTCGAAAAAGTTATACAGGAAAAACTCTTGAAGAATGCAAAAGAAAGTACAAGCTATATTCTGATGCAGAAGAAGCTGTTCTTACAGGAAAGAGCTACGAAATAGAAGGGAGAAAGCTGACAAGAGAAAATCTTTCTGAAATAAGAAAAGGAATGCAATATTGGGAAGATGAATGCAACAGAATAGGAAGTGGCTCATCTGGAGGAATAAGAGCATTTAGAGTAATTGCCAAAAATGATTAGGGGGGATAAAAATGGGAAAATTAATATCCCAAGCTACTGGATATAATCCTTCACTTGATTTTTATAACTATGCTCAACATGGAGCAAGCCAGCTGAAAAACGCTTTTAAAGGCTCAGTAGATATATTGAAAGATGCAGATGAAGATATAGGGGACAACAAAGATATTCTAATGTCCAGATCAAGAGAAATGTATATGGGAAATACAATTGCTCTTGCAGCATTTCGGAAATTCCGAACTAATGTCGTTGGAAAAGGATTGAAAGTTAAACCTAAAATAGATGCAGAATTTCTGAATATAGGAAAAGAGGAAGTAGAAAAAATACAAAAAATGATTGAATATAGTTGGGAATTATGGAGTAACAGTAAAGAATGTGACATTTGTAGAATGAGCAATTTTGCACAACTTCAATCTTTAGCTTTTTTGACACAACTTGTTGATGGCGAATGCTTTGTTTTACTTCCATTTAAGAGAAGAGCAGGAGAAGTATTTGATTTAAAGATACAGCTTATAGATAGTGCTAGATGTAGGAATCCATCAAGTTATGATCCAATAAAGCAGGATATAAAGAATGGGGTTGAGATAGACAAAGATGGAGCTCCAATAGCTTATTATTTTACAACAGATAGATATGGATTAGAAACTATAAGAGTAGATGCTTATGGAAAGAAAACTGGAAGGAGAAATGTACTACTTGTAATGGAAAAAGAAAGAATAGGACAAAGAAGAGGTATTCCTTTACTTGCTCCAATTCTTGAAAGTCTATATCATTTGACCAAATTTACACAAGCAGAACTTACAAATGCAGTAGTAAGCGCATTGTTTACTGCATTCATAGAAAGAGAAACAAAAGCCAATCCAGGAGAGCCACCTATTGAAGAGGTAGATATAGAAGAAGATGAAGATGGAGATATAAACTTGAAAATGGGTAATGGAACAATAGTAGAACTGCCTCCAGGTAGAAAAATGAGCTTTGCAGATCCAAGCAGACCAAACCAAACATTTGATAATTTCTTTTCAGCAATGGTAAAGCATATTGGAGCAGCTTTGGAACTTCCATATGAAGTTTTATTAAATGCTTTTAATAGCAATTATTCAGCTTCAAGAGCAGCTTTGAATGAAGCATGGAAAGTTTATTTAATGAGAAGAGAATGGTTAGTCTCGGATTTTTGCCAGCCAATCTATGAAGAATTTGTTGATAATCTTGTTGCCAGAGGATACATAAAAATAAAAGATTATTTTGAAAATCCATTTGTACGAAAAGCATATTTAAAAACAGAATGGTATGGAAGTGCACAAGGACAGCTTGATCCAATAAAAGAAGTGAGAGCAAGTGTAATGAAAATAGAAAATAATATGTCTACATTAGCAAAAGAAACTATGGAAATGACAGGTGGAGATTACGAAAGTAATTTAAAGCAAAGAGCAAAAGAAAAGGAGATGGAACAGAAATATGGCTTACTTGAATCTAGTGAATAAAAAAGGAAATAAAGCAGAAATTCTCTGTTATGGAATAATAGGAGATGGCTGGTGGGATGATGTGAGTTCCGATGAAATAGCAAAAGAACTTCAAGCATTTGGAGAATTAGATGAAATAAACTTAAGAATAAATTCTCCAGGAGGAAGTGTATATGCAGGATGTGCAATATATTCCACTTTAAAAAGACATCCAGCAAAAATAAATGTTTATATAGATGGACTTTGTGCATCAATTGCAACAGTAGTTGCAATGGCAGGAGATACCATCAATATGAGCTCAGTTGGAAGCTTTATGATTCATAATCCATGGACTGTTATGGCTGGGGATTCAAAAGAATTAAGAGATAAAGCTGAAATTTTAGATAAATTGAAAGAAAGCATAATAGAAGCATATATGACTAAAGTAAAAGTCACTAAAGAAGAATTGATAGCAATGATGGATAAAGAAACTACACTTACTTCATCAGAAGCTTTGGAGAAAGGATTTATAACCAATATAGAATTTAAACCAACTCCAATGAATTTAAACTATCCAATAATGAATATGTATAACCAAAAACATAATATAAAAACTGAAGATAAGGAGGATAAAATGGCAGCAGAAAAAATGACAATGGAGAAACTAAAAAACGAAAGTCCAGAGTTATACAATGAAATTTTTAATAAAGGGGTGATGGAAGAAAGAAATAGAATCAAATCTCTTGATGATATGACTGCTTATGCAACAGGAGAAACAGCAAATAAAATTATACTATCAGCCAAATATACAGAGCCAAAAGAAGCAAATAATATTGCTTTAGAACTTATGAAGGCTATGAAAGAAACACCAAAAAAAGAGCCAAAGACAGATCCAAATGCAAAAGAAAAAAGTGTAATAGAAAAAATGCTGGAAGATGCAAAAGAGGTAAATGAAGCTGGTGGAAAAGAAAAAGCAACAACAGAAGAGAAGCTTGACAATGATATTAATGAAATTGTGAATTTTGCAAATCAACTATAAGGGGAGGTAAGAAAAATGAATGAAAGTTATGAAGTAAAAGAAAGTAATTTGATAGCTGGAACAGGGTTTCCAATAAGAAAAGAATTTTTACAATTTGAAGCAGGAACATATTCAAGGGGAGAGTTAATTGAATGTGATCCAATAACTAAAAAATTAAAGAAATGTACAAATTTAGATAATCTGGTAGGAGTGATGGTTAATGATGCAACTTTGGAAGATGGGCAAAAAGAAACTATTTATGCTACAGGGATTTTCTATATAGGAGAAATCATTAAGGATTCCAGCTTGACTGATGATTTAGAAATACAGCTAGCAGGATTAAAAAGAAATATATATTTTGAAAAATAAAAACTTTAGGAGGAAAAAACAAAATGTACGAATTAAAAAAACTAATAGCAGCATATGAGAGAATGCATCCAGTTAAATTATTTCTTTGGAGTTTGCTTATAGGTTATGAAAAAGAGGAACAAACAGCTAAATTTGAAGTTCATACAAAAGATGGAATGAGAATAGTAGCCCCTACAGTTGGGAGAAGAAGCAAAGGAACACTTGTAAAAAAAGGAAGTTTCAAGGTAGATACTTATCAACCATCTATGATAAAACCATATGTAATAGCTGAAGGAGAAGCACTTCTTAAGCAACAATTTGGACAGACTATATATGGTAATCCAGCAACAAATGCAAATAAAAAAATTGCACAAGAATTAAAAAATTTACAAACAATTTTAATGAGAACATTACAATATAACCTTTCGTTACTTCTTTTAACAGGAGTATTGCCACAAGAAGAAGGTGCAGCAGGAATAAGTTTTGGAACTTTTAATAGTGTGGTTTTATCAGGAAGTTCTAAATGGAATGCAGTAGGAGTAGACATAATAGGTCAATTAAAAGAGAAAAAAACATTTATTCAGGATACCACTGGAATATCTCCAGATACTTTAGTTGTTTCGCCAGATGTTGCAAGTGTATTGTTAGATGATCCAAAATTTGTAGATATGCAAAAAAGATTTAATTCTAATATAGTTCAAATAGATCCAAAAGAATTAGGAAGTGGAGCTGACTACATTGGATATATTCCTTTATTATCATTAAAAATTTATTCATTCCAAGATTTAGTATCACTAGATGGGAAAACAAATAAACAATTACTTCCACCAGGAACTGCACTACTTCTTAAATCAAAAAGTTTTGGAGTCCACTATGGAGCATTTCCATTTAGAGAAAAACCAACAGATGACAATGGTTTGTTTATTGGAAAAGCAGCAATTAGAAAGCTTCCATCAGCAGATTTGAATGATGATGAATTACAGCTTCATTCAGCACCATTTATAAAGCCTTTAGATGCACAATGCTGGTATATGATGAAAGTTATTTAATATAAGTGGAGGGTAGAAAATGATAGTAAAAGTATTAAAAACAAGCATAGAACATAATGGGAAATTATATGTTTCAGGAGAAAAATTTGAAATAGAAGAAAAAGATTATAAAGAAATAGAAAAATTTGTTTCTGTTGAGAAAAAAGCAAAAGAAATTGCTCCTGAAATACCACAAGAAAATGAAACTGAAAATATTGAACAAGAAATAAACTTTTCAAAAATGACAGTTCCAGATTTAAAAAAATATGCTGCTGAAAAAGGCATTGCTTTAACTGGAAAAAGTAAAGCAGAAATAATAGAAGAGTTGGAAAAATATGAGTAATTTTAAAAAACAGTTAGCCAAAGACCTTGAAACTGTATTTTTTAATGAAAAGGAATTCGCAGAGTGGTTGGATTTAGATGGAACTAAAATCTTAGGGTTTTTATCTTACCAAACATTCAAAGAAAAGTATCTTACTCAAGCAGCAGAAATAGAAACAGGGTTATATAAAAGTGGTGTAACTCTAGTAGTGGCAAGCAAGTATCTTGAAATAGTACCCCAGCCAAAAGAAATGATTAATCTTGTAGGAGTTGAATATCAAGTAATTGATTCAAGAACAAATGAAGGGATTCATTATATTGATTTGGTTAGACTGGAGGATTAATGTTTGAAGTAAAAGTAGATGAGAAAAGAATAAAAGAAGCTCAAATTTTACTTGGTGAAGCAGAAAAGAAAATCCCTAAAATAATAATGTTTGCTCTAAATAGAGCAACAACAATGACAAGAGTATATCAAGGCAGATTAGCTAGGCAGGGATATAATGTCCCTGCAAAAGTTATTGCAGGAAGAACAAGAGTTCATAAAGCAAGTGCCACATCATTGGAAGCTGCAATATCAAACAGCAGGAAAAGAGTAGCACTTGAAAATTTTAAAATAAATTTAAAGAAACCAGATCATTATAAAAGAAGAATTACAGTTTCAGTTGTCAGGGGTAAAGCAACTGAAGTTCCAGGACTATTCTGGGGAAACTATTTAAAAAATACAAGTAAACTGGGGCTATATATGAGAAAGGGGAGTGCAAGAGAAACTCTGGAAAGAGCTTATGGACCTTCTGTATATCAAATGGTTACAACACAAGATTTGATAGCAAGGGAAATAGGAGAATATGCACAAGAAAAATTTACAGAAAGATTTGAACATGAATTTCTAAGGGGATTGAGAATGAAATGATAGCACCAATAATAGAAATAGAAAATAATATCCTAGAAAGTTTGAAAAAATTGTTTGAAGGAGAAACCTTTGATACAGAAAAGCTTGGAAAAAAAGAATTGAAATTCTATAAAGGTTTTATACCATATGTAGAATATAAAGAAAGATTAAAAAACAATGATAAAGATGGGAATGAAACAAAAGATATTCCTTTTATCTTATTGAAATATAGAGGAGATATACAAACTTTAAGAGAAGGGGTATATGATGGAACAGCAACATTTGAAATGATTATAGGTACATATAACAAGTCTAACTCAGGATATCATACTAATATGTATATTGCAGATAAAATAAAGAAAAAATTTATGGAATATTCTAATGTGCCAGAAGAATATGCAATATGTCAAAATTATATAAAAACTGAACTTTTAGATGATGTTTGTAGTAATTATTACTGGTATTCAAGGTTAGAATTTAAAGCATATATTCCATGTTATACTTCAGAAATTAAATTATATTAGGAGGGAAAAAGTGGCAAAAAATATAAAAAAAGAAGAAGAAATAGAAAAAATAGAAGAAGTTAAAGAAAAAGTAGAGGAAAAAGAAAAGAAAGTAGAAGAACAAAGACTTGTTTATATAGGAAATGATATAAAAACAAGAGAACTTTCTCTAAATAAATTTACTCCACTTTTATCTAAACCAGCTAATTATGATGAATTATTAGAAAAATATCCTGAATTAGCCAAACTTTTAATTCCTATTGAAGATTTTCCAAGGATATCTAAGGAAATGACAGGGCAAAAACAAATGTATTATAAAGCTTTAGCAGCAAGGGTAAATAAAGCAATGCTGGAAGGAGGAAAATAATGGGATTCACACATGGAAGTTATAGTGAAGAAGTTGCATCTTCCCTGAGAGGAATGACAACGGTAGAAGGACCAATGCTTGTAGTAGGAACTGCTCCAATAAATATGGGAGATTTGAGTAATGTGAATAAAGCACAGCTGATAACAAGTACAAGAGAAGCAATGGAATACTTTGGAGGAACAGGAGATATAAGCTTTACTATATCAGAAGCTTTAGATGCAGCTTTAAATCTTTTTAATGTAAAGCCTATCATTGCAATAAATGTTTTAGATCCTACAAAGCATAAAAAAAGCGAAACAGAAACAAATATTGCTGTAGTTGAAGGAAAATGCAAGCTTTCAAAAAAAGGGATAATGTTACCTACAGTAAAAATAAAGAAAGCTTCACAAAGTGAAGAACTTCAGGGAGATCAATATCAACTTTCTTTTGAAAGTACAGGAGAAGTAATTGTAGAGATATTTGATTCTGAAATTTCTAAAATAGAAGCAACATATGATTGGTTAGATCCAACTATGGTTACAAAACTAGATATAATTGGAGGAATAGATCCAAATACACTAGAAAGAAAAGGCTTGGAATGTATTGATGAAGTATTTACAAAATATTCTATGATACCAGGAACAATAATTGCACCTGGATATTCTCATGAAGCAGAAATAAAAGCAATTCTTGAAGCAAAAGCAACCAGAATAAACAGTAAATATGGAACAATAGCAATATTGGACCTTCCTGATGATATAAAGTATGGGGAAGCAATACAGAAGAAAAAAGAACTAAATTTTATATCAGAAAACTTAATAGTTTGTTATGGAAAGGGAAAATTAGGAGATAAAATATATCATCTTTCTACACTTGCAGCAGCTTTAATGGGGCAGGTAGATGCAGGAAATAGTGGAATTCCTTATGAATCACCTTCAAATAAAAATTTGAAAGTACAAGCTCTTGTATATAAAAATGCAGAAGGAAAATATGAAGAACTTAGATTAGACGAAGAACAGGCAAACTTATTAAATGCTAATGGAATTACAACAGCAATAATGAGAACAAATGGGTTTGTGCTTTGGGGTAATAGAACATCTTGCTATCAACCAGGAGGAAACAATGATCCAAAAGATATGTGGATACCAGTAAAAAGAATGTTCAAATTCCTTTCAAATACAATTATTCTAAATACAGCTCAAGATGTGGATAGACCTATGACACTGGCAAGGGCAAGTTTGATTCAAAATACTATTAATGTATTTTTAGCAGGGCTTGTATCAACTGGAAGATTACTAGGTGGAAGAATAGAATTCAAAAAAGAAGAAAATAACTTATCTGATATGCTTGAAGGGAAATTCAAATGGCATATTTATATAGGAGCAGTTATTCCAGGAGAAACATTGCACTTTATATTTGAATACGATCCAACATATCAAGAAACTTTTGTAGAAAAAATGGCAGCATAAGGAGGAAAAATGGCAGTAATACCTGTGGTAATAAATAATGCAATTGTAAGAAGAAATGGAGATAACATCTTACAAGGAATTGCATCAGTTACACTTCCAAAGTTATCGAAAAAATCTGAATCAGTAGAAGCTTTTGGAGTAGCAGGAACAGTAGATGTTCCAATAGAAAGTCATTATGATGCCATGACAACAAATTTAAAATTTGTAAACATGACACAAGATGCAGCAATGGATGATGGAGAGGTTCTTAATTTAAATATAGAAGCAGCTCTGCAAGTTATTGATAAAGAAACACATAAAACAAATAAGATCGTGACTTTAGTAGCAGATATTAAAGGAATGATCAAAGAAGAAAATCCTGGAGATTTAGCTCCAGGAGGGAAAGCAGAAACGGAAATAGTAATATCTACAACTTATTACAAACTAACAATAGATGGAAAAGAAATATTTGAGTTGGATGTTCTTAACATGGTAGATAGAAAAAATGGTAAAGAGATTAATGCTGCAATAAAAGCAGCACTAGGATTATAAGTAAACTGGAGGGAAAAATAAAATGAAAAAAGAAGTTATAAATGTGGAAGAAAAGGACTTACCAGAAAGCATAAAGAAAGCGAAAGAAGACATGCTAAATTCAGGGATAGATAAAGAATTGAATAAGGCTGGAGAAGTAAATGAAGGTAAAGAAGAAAAAATCGGAACTTTCGAAAAAATAGAAGATGCTAAAGAAAAAACAATAGAAGAAATGCTAAAAATGGAAGATGAAACAGAAGTTGAGGGAGAAAGTAATGTAATTACACTTTCTAAACCTATTGAAAATATAAAAGAAATAGTATTAGATCTAGAAAGTTTGACAGGAAGTTCTCTAACAAATATAGAGAAAACTTGGAGAAAAGAATGTAGAAAAAAAGATAATACATCTTTAATAAAAGAATTAGATGGAGCATATCTTGCAATGGTTGCAGCTGTAGCGAGTAAAACAAGTTATTCACTTATGCAAAAACTATCTGCCAAAGACTTCACTAAAATTACTATGAAGGTTAGCTCTTTTTTGCTAGCAGACTAGGAGATGATCCATTAGAAAACATAAGAGAGCTAGTTGAAAAATTAGCTCTTTGTTTAAATCAACCATTAGGAATAAATATGAACATATCATATGAAACCTTGATGAATTCATCTCTAGAAGAATTATTTTGTTTTATAAAGATAGTTGAAAAATATGGAGAAAAGGAGAAATAATGGAAGGAAAAGGACAAGAAATTTCAATTAAATTAAAGGCAAAACTAGATAAAGCCTTTGGTGGAAATTTTAAAGCTTTTTCTGATAAAGTGGGAAAACTCCAAGATGAAGCTGGCAAACTTGCTGCACAGTCAGAAAAATTGAAAAAATTTGAAAAAAATATGGCTGGAATGAATAAAACTGGAAAAGAATTAAGCAGGTTAGGAAATGAAAGTAAACTTGCAAAGCTAAATCTTAGTAAATTAGAAGAAGAAATGAGTAAAAGCTCAAAAGTAACTAAAAAGATGAAATTGGAGCATCAAGCAGCTGTAAAAGCAGTTGAAGGACTTGATAAAAAGATTGCAGGTCAAAAAAATACTTTTAATAAGTATAGGATGGAACTCCAAAGACTTAAAATTCCCTTAAAAGATTATCAGAGAGAGTTAAAAAATACAGAAAGAGCAATAGCACAATTAGAACTTAAGCAAAGAGTTGCAAATAAAGTAGAATCATTCAAAGGTAAAGTAAAAAGTGTAGCTGGAAAAGCAGTAAGAACTGTTGCTACAGGAGCAATGATTGCAACAGCAGTGGCAGGAGCAGGAGCTTATTCATCAGCTAGATCATATGTAGATTTCAATAGGCAAATGCTAAAAGTACAAGCAATATCTGGAGCTACAGGAGAAGAGTTTAAAAGACTTGAAAATGAAGCTATTAGGCTAGGAAGTACTACAGTATTCACAGCAAGTGAAGCAGCAGCAGGTATGGAGAAATTTGCACTAGCAGGATTTAAAACCAAAGATATTATTGCGGCTATGCCAGGAGTATTGGATTTAGCAGCAGCTTCTGGAGAAGATTTTATAATGGTTGCTGATATTGTGTCTGATAATATGATCCCATTTAAAATGAGTATGGATGATACTGGTAGATTTGCTGATATTCTTGCAAATACAATGTCTAGGACCAATACTAATGTTGGAATGTTGGGAGAAGCTTTCAAATATGCTGCTGGAGATGCAGGGAGCTTGAATATGTCATTGGAACTTACAGCAGCAGCAATAGGTTTGATGGGAGATCAAGCTATCAAATCAGGAATGGCTGGTAGAGATTTAAAAGCTGCTTTAAGTAAAATAGCAGATTCTGGAACACAAAAAAATCTAGCAAGAATGGGAATAACAGTAAAAGACAAAGTAACAAAAGAATTTGTAGGAATGATTCCACTAATTGAGCAGCTTGAAAAAAAGACTGCTAAAATGACAGGAATTCAGAAAGTGGCATTTTTAAAAACAAATTTTGGAGAACAAGGAGCATTGGCAATAGATAAGCTCCTTACTGCTGAGAAAGAATTTGATGGAAAAGTATTGAAGGGTTCTGCTGCTTTAAGAGCTTTAGAAGAGGAAAATAAAAACTCCCAAGGGAAATCTAAACAAATGGCAGATATTATGCTACAAGGAGCCTCTGGAGCAATGGTATTGTTATCAAGTGCTGTAGATGGACTTAAGATAGTTATAGGAAGCCTTATATTCAGTCCAGCAGTATTGAAAGGATTTAAAAAGGTTTCTGACTTTATAAGTGAACTTGCAAATGTTTTAAGAGGAAATTATAGTGATACACCTTTGAATAAAACTTTACAAGAAATGGTAGGTTGGATAACTAACTTTGCAAAGAGGTTAGGAACAGCTCTAATTCCAGCTAAGAAAGCAATAGATACTTTATTTCCAAAACGAGATTTAAATACTATTGGAACAGTTATAGATAAAATAGCAGATAGATTTATAATCCTCGTTTCTGTAGTAAGTACAGCAGCAGAAAAGATAGCTCCATTTATAAAACTACTTGCAAAAGCAGTCAATTTTATAGGAGTAGATAATATTCTTGTTTTTATAGGAGCCTTTATGCTTCTAGGAAAAGTATTAAAGGGCTTGACTTTTTTAAAAGGAGTAATAATTGGAATAAAGGCAGTAGGTGGAGTATTTCTTGCACTTAAAACAATTTTAATGGCTTTAGGAGGTCCTGTAATATGGATAGGAGCTGCAATAGCATTAACAGCCTATCTAATATACAAAAATTGGGATTTAATTAAAAAGAAGTCTTTAGAGCTCTGGAAAGCTATAAAAAAACTTTGGGTATCTTTGGATAATAATCCTTTTGGAAGATTAATAAAAATATTTATAAAGTTTTTTACACCAATAGGGCTTTTAATTAATGCTGGAATAGCTTTGTATAATAATTGGGATACAGTAAAAGCTGGAGCAGTAGTACTAGGAAGAAATATATGGGAACTGATAGATAAATATTGGTTTTTATTAGGTCCAATTGGGGCTGTAATTAAAGGTGGAACTTGGTTATACGAAAACTGGGAGCTTGTAAAGAAAACAGCTATAGTTCTTGGAAAAAGCATATTTGAAATGGCAAATAAATATTGGTTTTTACTAGGTCCTTTAGGACTTGTAATAAAGGCAGGAACACTATTATATGAGAACTGGGAACTTGTAAAGGAAAGTATTGTAAAGGTAACAGAAGTTATTGGAAATGCAATTGATACTATTTGGGATAAAATAAATAGTTTCTTTAGTGGAATAGGAGATAAAATAAAGAATTTTCCATTTGTGAAAAAGTTTCTTTTGGATATAGATACAGAAATGAAAAGTAAAAAACCAGATGGATCGCATAAAACAGGACTTTCATACGTGCCTTTTGATAACTACCTTGCAACTCTTCACAAAGGAGAGAGAGTTCTCACAGCGGAGGAAAATGAAGAATATAATCTTCTTACAAGATTGAATAGAGCAACAGGAAATACAATTATAAATAATAACAGTTCATCTACTACCAATAGTAAAGAAACAAGTGGAGTAAACCTTCATATAGAAAATCATTTCCACATATCTGGAAATGCAACACAAGAAACAATAAATTATGCAACAGAAGAATTAGAAAAGAAAATTAAAAGAATTTTAAAGGAGCTGGGAATAGATGAAAGAAGGGTCAAATTTGATTAGTACATATACAACTATATCTGGGGATATGTGGGATCTTGTTTCCTGGAAAGTTTATGGAAGTGAAAAAATGACAAAATATCTTCAAGCCGCTAATCCAGAGTTTTTGAAAATAGTAATATTTCCTGCTGGAGTAATTGTAAAGTGCCCAGATATTAAAACAGAACAAGGGGAGGATTTGCCACCATGGATGCAAGACTAATAAGAAGGGCAGAAGCAGGAATTATATATAAAGGGAAAGAGATATCAGCCTCTCTTTCCCCATATTTAAAAAATATAACTATAGTAGATAACCTTAAAGGAAGCATAGATGATTTAAATATTACTTTAAGGAATGATGGATATAGATTTTTGCAGCCAGGATGGAGTTTTGAATTGAAAGATAGACTTGAAATAAGCTTAGCAACAGTAAATTGGGAAAATGAACTGGAAGGAAAGAAAAGCTTGAAGTGTGGGTATTTTTATTTAGATGATAAAAGCTTTAATAAAGATACAGTAACAATAAAAGGATTATCAATTCCATTAGGACCTATACAAGACCAGAAAAATAGTAAACATTGGGATAATGTATCTCTAGAAACAATAGGAAAAGAAATAGCAGCTAAATATAAATTGAAATTTATGTATTTAGTAAAAGAAAAAATAAATTTTTATTCTGTTGATCAAAGCAAAGAAACGGATTTGGAATTTTTAAATAAGTTAGCTTCTGATGAAGGAATAAATCTAAAGCTGACATTTGATAAGCTTGTCTTATTTGATGAAGCCTCTATGGAAGATGAAAAAACTGAAAGAATAATTGACCTTAGAGGTGGAGAAGTCATTGACTGGGATATCCGAGAAAAAACAAAAGATATATATGACAAAGTAGAAATAAAATATTTTGATTCTATAAGTGGAGAAGATGAAACATACACTTATTCTGAGAGAAAGAATAAGAATTTACCAGAGAAAATTTTAAAAATAACAAGGAGAAGTGCAAGCAGAAGTCTTGAAAAGTTAGCAAAGAAAAGGTTAAAACAAATTAACCAAGATAGAATTATACTTAATTTAAGTATAGTTGGAGAATTGGCACTTGCAGCAGGAAAAACATTCAATTTAATAAATGCTGGAATTTTTAATGGGAAATATATGATAAATAAAGTGACAAGGACTTTAAGTCCTTTTACAACAAGTATAGAAGCATATTATATAAAAAAAGAGGATTGATATGATAGCAGGAATAGAACTGGGAATAATAAAAATAATAAATGAAAAAGATTATACTGCAAGAGTTCGTATTCCAGAGCTTGATAATAAAATGACAGGAGATTTACAAGTTCTTGTTCCATTAACAAATGGAGATCAGGAATATAAAATGCCAGCAGTAGAAACACAGGTAGTGTGCTTATTTATAGGAGATAGAATAGACAGGGGATATATTATAGGCTCATATTATTCAAAAAAATATCAAGTTCCAGGAGGAGCAGTAAAAGAAAAAATAATTTTAAAATATCCTGGTGGAGCCGAAATAGAAATAGATAAAAAATCAGGAGTAATGAAATTAGATGTCATAAAAGAACTCATAATTTCAACTCCAAAAGTAACTATAAATTCAGATGTAGAGATAAATGGAAAGTTAGGTGTAGAAAAGGAAACATCTATAAAAGGCAACTTAGGAGTAGATGGAGATACAACAACACAAGGAAAAACTATAACTGAAGGAGTGAGAATATTATGATAAAGCGAATATTAAAGCAAAATTTATATTCATCATTAGCAGCTAAATATTCGATTTTTGATAATTATGGAAAAATAGGCTATTTTGGAGATATAGCTTTTAGAGTAAATAATAATCAAATAGTATCTCCAAGCACTCTCTCTATATCAAAAGGAGCAAAGACAGCAAGTCATGCTGTTATTGGAAGTCCAGAGATAACAGAATTTAGTTATAGAAACTTAAGAAAAATAAATCTTAAAATACTTCTATTAAGAAGATTTGCAAATATAGAAAGTATTGTGAATCAACTTACAACAATTACAGAAGCAGGATTGCATTATCCTTTAATAATAGGAGAAAAATCCTTATCTGAAAATGATTTTCTTTTACTTAGTTTTGATGAAAATGTAAAAAGAACAGATGATAGAGGGAGAAGTATTGCAAGTGAAATAACTCTCAATCTTCAGGAATACATCAGTGAAATAGATAGAGGAATAAAGAATATAGAGGAAATAGAAAAAGATAATACAGTAAAAAGAGAAGAAAATGTTGTAAAAGAAGTGAATAAAAATATAATTTTTGAACTGGAGAAAAAGCTATGGTAATTAAAGAGATATCCAATGAATTTATAGAGTATGATTATTCATTAAATCCACTTAGTATAGAAGGAATAGTTCAAAGAGGGAGCTTGCTTCTTTCTACAACAAGAGGACAGCTTCCCCTTGATAGAGAATATGGATTAGATCCAAAGATGGCAGACAAGCCATCTAACACAATTCTACCAGGATTAAAAGTGGATATTAGAAAGCAATTTAAAAGATATATACCTGAAATGGAGCTATTGGAAGTAATTTTAGATGGAATGGATACAGAAGGAAAAATGATAATAAGGTGCAAGGTGAGTATAGATGACAGATGAAGAAATAATTATTATTGAATATGATCCAGTAAAGGTCATGGAAGATATAAAACAAATCTATGAAGAAAAAACAGGAAATACTCTTGCAGAATCTGAGCCAAGATGGATAGATTATCATGTCATAGCTGCATATATATCTTCTATAAAAGCAGAAATGAATGATGTAGCAAAACAAAATTACTTAAGGTATGCAAGGGGAAAAAGATTAGAGTTAAAAGGAGAACTTTATGGAGAAAGAGGTGGCAAAATAAAAGCTGGAAAGGCTAGAACTACAATGAGATGTTACATTCAGGAAGCAAAATCAAGGAAGATAATAATTCCAGCAGGAACAAGATTTGTAAAAGATGCCTATGTTTTTTCTTCTTTGAATGAAGCTGTAATAGAAGCAGGAACACTTTATGCAGACACAATTGTTGAATGCCTTACAGAAGGATATGTGCCTATTTTTGATATAGGAGAAGTGAAAGAAATAATTGATGTATTTGATTATTTCGAAACTTGCGAAAACATAAGTAAGGTAATAGGTGGAGTTGATGAAGAAGAGGATGAAAAATATAGGGAAAGACTAGAAGAAGTCCCAGAAAGTTTCACAACAGCAGGACCAGAAGAATCATATAAGTTTTGGTCTAAAACAGCTTCTGATGAAATAAAAGATGTTGTTGTAGTGAGTCCAGCACCTTGTTATATAGATATTTATCTTCTTGGAAACAATGGAAATTTAATATCAGAAGAAATTAAAAAATTAGTTCTTGAAGTAGTAAATGATAAGGAGAAAAGACCACAAGGGGATAGAGTAGAACTCAAAGATCCATCTGTAATAAATTTTACAATAGATTTTTCTTATACTTTATATAAAAAAGATGAAGTAAGAGCCTTGGAGATAGGGGAACTCATAAAAAATAAAATAAATGAATATGCTGAGGAAATAAGCAATAAAATGGGAAAAGAAATAAACATTCAGGACATCATAGAAATTGTGAAAAACTGTGGAGCAAAAAGGGTAATAATTAGGAATCCAATAGATAGAAAATTAGAAATAACAGAAGTAGCAAAATGTACTGAAATAAATATTGAATCAAGTGGAGTTGAGTAAAATGATAAGCAGTATTTACAATACAAAGCTGGTAGAACTGGCTCCAAGTTCTAAAAAAGATAAAAACTCAAAAATATTTTACAAAGTTGTAGAAGAAGCTATAAAAAAACATATAGTCGAAAAAATAAAGTACTTAGTGGCAATGGATAGAATAAATGAGCTTGAAGAAAGATATGTTGATTTATTAGCTGAAGAAATGCATATAGATTATTATGATCTGAGTAATAATCTGGAAGAGAAAAGAAGTCTGGTAAAATTATCTTTACTTACACATATGAAAAAAGGAACACCTTTTTCTGTAGAAACTATTTTAAATATTTTTTTTGAAAATACTAAATTAAAAGAATGGTTTAACTATGGAAAGGCTCCTGGCACATTTGAAATAGAAATCCTTAATAATACTCTTATAAATCCTGAGCATTTAAAAAAAATGTTGGAAATTATAGAAGTAACTAAGAGAAAAAGCCAGCATATATCAGGAGTGGTGTTCTCTAAAAGATTAGACAGTAATATATATCCAACAGCATATTCAAGGCAATATATCAGGCAGGAATTACATCCTGCAAAAATAGATTTTACATTTAATAGAGTAAAAATATATCCAAAACAGCTAACCAAGGTATATCAAAGATTAAAAATCAAAGGAGGACAATAATGGCTCAATTCAATGGAATGGTGGTAACAAATAAAGGAAGAGAACTTCTAGCAAGAACCTTAGCATCTAAAGGGAAATTTATTATAACAGCAGTAGCACTTGGAGATGGAGCATACTCTGGGAATTTGAGAGAATGTGAAGAGCTTGTAAGTAAGAAACTAGATCTTATTTTGTTAGGAGTATACTCAGAAAAAGGAAGTACAAAAATAACTGTAGGAATTACAAATAAAAATGTAAGTGAAAGTTTTAGAACAAATGAAATAGGAGTATATGCAAGGCTTGAAGGAGATACAAAAGCAATTTTATATGCATATGATGTAGCAGTAGAAGCAGATACTATGCCAAACAATTCACTAGGAACAACTTTGGAACTAGTATATGATATTTATTTTGATGTTTCAAGTGAAGTTGAAGTTACACTAGAGATAACTGATTCAATAGCTTTTTTAACACAAGATATAGCGAAAAGAGAATTTTTAAAAACATATATAGTATCTGGTGGAGATTTAAAAGGAAGGGTACAATTGGAAGCTGATAAACAATATCTTGCTGATGATGGGAAATGGTATCAAAATATTGGTGGAGATAGAGTTTGG